CCTAAGGATTGCTTTATTTAAGTACTTTTTTATAGAATTGTAGCAATTCTAAAAAGTACTTAAATAAAGCAATCCTTAGGATTATAGCATATTCGCCTATGGGGGGGCGTATCCAACTTCGCATTTTTCGCTCCTTTTAGCATTAGACGCAACACACTCTCGGGGGGCGGCAGGGGCACGGGGGCATATATCTCTTTATACCTATTTATATAATAATATAGAATTGTTGGGAGGGTCGGCCAAGCTCCGTAGGAGCTATTTTAATCTCTCAAAACTAAAAAAATAAACTTCATGACTATCCTACTATATACCCCCCTGATTTTACCAAGATTTATTTTTATTATTAGAGTTATATTTTTTGTTAATTGAGAGATTGATGCAGATCTCAAATGACAGGTCAATCTCGAATGTCATGTCAATCTCATTCTGCATTAATCTCTCAAAACTAAAAAAATAAACTTCATGACTATCCTACTATATCCTACCTTATTTTACCACGATTTATTTTTATTATTTGAGTTCTATTTTTTCTTAATTGAGAGATTTAAACTACCTCCTATTTACCCCCCTTTTTTACCACATCTTACTCTTATATCTTCGTCTTTTTATTCTTCCAACCACGTTATATCCTTTTCTAATCCAATCTTATAACAGTAATAGAAACAGTCAAAGTTACACGATGATTTATAATTATCTGGTACTACTCCATTAACAAGTTTTTTAAAATGTATCCTTTTTCTTGGGATTATTATTTGGATATTCCTATCTTTCCACAGTCTAAAATATGATGTGTTAATTTTAGAACTTGGTAGTATTAATATAAATGGTTTGTCTAACTCATATAATTTGTTCATAATATTTTTAGACTGTGAGAACGGTGGGTTAGAAACTAATATGTCATATTCGGGTCGTGTTTCATCATCAAAGAAATCTATAGGTTCGTGTATAGTATTAAACCCTAATTCTCTCAAATGAGTTCCACTTGTTCCATCTCCATAAAACCCCTCCCACAGTACTTTATCCTTTGGAATGAGGTGATCTATATTTTCCCACGCATTTTTGGGGGTCATATAATCATCGTGTTTAAGAAATGTCTTTGTATGAAATCCCGCCATTATACAATAACATATGCGGATAAATTCATTTCAATTTTTTAATTTAATTAATCCCCAATTTTTTAATATCTCGAACTATACTATAATGCCTTTAGTAACCCAATCTGTTATACTACCTAAAAATAAATTTACAGAAGCTAAAGCTACTGCGTGGATTTTAAAAAATAATTATACCGACAAAGGTAAGCGTATCAAGAATTATAAAACCACAAATTTTTATAGATTTAGACAACGCCCTCCAGGAAACTTTAAGACAGGCTCATATAAAACCACAAAATTATCCAACGGAGCAGAATTGGTCATGGGATTATTAAAATAAAAAATTGAAATGAATTTTATCACATATGTTATTATAATATGAACCCCATTATTACAGAAGACAACCGTATTACTTATAAGGCCTGGAAGAGTATATTTATTTGTACCCATGCCCTCAACTGGGGGCATACCATAAGAGAGATAAAAGCCATATGTAAAGAACGAGGACTTAAAAAATACTCCAAACTAAAAAAAGAAGAACTATTTCTAATGCTATATTTAGACGAACAAAATAAAATATAATTTAATATTATATGCCGTATAAAATTAAGAAGGTTAGAGAGAAATACCAACTATATAATATTAAAAAGAAAAAACCCATCAAGAAGTTATTTAACACCAAAGCATCCGCCGTTTCTGCTGGTAAGAACTACGGCAACTATAGGGGCGAAAAATTAAAGTTAAAGGGTAATAAACTATATTAATTTACTGCGTCAATTCTCTCCGATTTTAAAAAATCTATACTATATATGAATCTAATACATGGTGATTGTTTAGCGGAATTAAAAAATCTCCCTGATAAAAGCGTGGATATGGTTTATCTTGATCTACCCTATGGCCAAACTGCGTGTAAGTGGGATATAAAAATTGACCTTATAGCTCTATGGATTGAACTACGTCGTGTAGCTCGTTCGGAGAGAACTGCATTCTTTTTTTCCTGTACTACTAAATTTGGATTTGAGTTATTTAATCATGCTCCTAAAGGGTATTTTAGATGGGATCTTGTTTGGGAAAAAAACAGGGCTGCTGGATTTTTACACGCTTATAAAATGCCGATGAGAAAACATGAGATGGTATATTGTTTTGCTAAAAAATCCCCTGCTTATGATGTAAGTAGCCATAGTGAGGTGGAAATACAACCACATATTAGAAAAAACGAAAAAGACGAATTAACTGGCGGAATAAGGAGCACAAAACGACAAACTCACAAAGAGCGACTACCAACCAGCATTCTACCTCCAGAAGAAGACCACGAATTAATTTATTGTTTTGCTAAAAAATCACCTGCTTATGATGTAAGTAGCCATAGTGAGGTAGACATCCAAAAAAACGGCAGGAAGACCCCTAAAAATGCTATATATGGTAGACATAATATTAAAACTGAAGATAAGGTTAATAAAGTACACAAGGAGAGATTACCAACAAGCGTATTACCCGAACAAGAAGCACCGAGTTCATGGTGTAAATATGATGTAGACGCAAAGACCAAACACCGCACATCAAAACCTATTAAATTAATGCAGTTCTTATTAAAATATTGGTCAAAGGAAGGGGACACAATACTTGATCCTACGATGGGAAGCGGGACGATGGGTGTTGCCTGTAAAAATATGAATCGGAATTTTATTGGAATTGAAATGTCTGAAGAATTTTATAATTTAGCAAAAGAGAGAATTTCTGCGGTAAATCTCTCTGATTAAAACAAACTATACTTATATGAAGATACTTGAATTATTTAGTGGAACTCACTCCATAGGCAAAGCATTCCCTGACGATGAAATTATTAGTGTTGATTTAGACCCATATTTTGAACCTACTGTGTGCTGTGATATTTTGGAGTTTGATTATAAAAAATATGATGGGTTTGATTATATTCATGCCTCTCCACCTTGTACGGAATACAGTATGAACCAGACAAGTTGGTATGGACGGAAACGACGAGTAAATGGTGTGTTAGTTGATTTTAATAAAGAAGTTCATCAAGAGTGTATAAAATCAAGCGATGCGTTGGTGTTAAAAGTATTGGAAATAATAACTCACTTTAAGCCTACTTATTGGACGATTGAAAATCCACGCCATCATAATTGGTGCTGCATTAATAAACGACCTTTTATGAAAGATATACCATATACGGAAGTTGATTATTGTATGTATGATTATCCAGTAAAAAAACCCACATTAATTTTTAATAATTTTTTATTAGAGTTAAAATGCTGTGATAAAGCACATAAACACACAGAATACCGCTACGCATTACCAGCACATAGCGGAGAATCAATATACACCAGATACGTCATCCCTCGTGGTCTGTGTAGAGAGATTGCCTCGCAAATAAAATCTTAACTAATAATAATGGTTAAACTTGTATCTATAACCCGAACGCCTGGACAGAAGAAAGAATTTAAAGCAATATTTTTACAATCTAACGGCAAAGAGAAAACGGTACGGTTTGGTACATCTTCTAACTATGTTTTAAACTCTAAAAAAACACCCCAAGACAGATTAGCATACCTCGCAAGGCACAAAGTTAATGAAAACTGGAATGACCCTATGTCACCTGGAAGCCTCTCACGCTACATCCTTTGGGAAACACGCCAACTAAAAACTAATATTAGTAGATTTAAAAAACGATTTAAATTATAATCTTACATATATATACATCATGACAAGAGGACTATATGGATCTGCTGGATTTGGCTTAACAGTTCGAGATAATCCAAAGGCTTATTATAAGGCATACTATAACAAAAATAAAGATAAAGTTTCTCTCAAAAATAAGGAACGCTATAAAGCAAACCCCGAACATTTTAAAGCAAAACGAAAACTTGCTTATCAGAAACAAAAAGAGGAGCTAAAACAACTTAAGGAAGAAAATGAAAAACTTAAAGAGTCACTTCTCTCTGATGAAGAATCTGATGAAGAATATCACATTTGCGGGGAAACAGGTGGTTTTAATTATCATGGGGTAAATATGGACGGAGAAGGTTGTCATGAAAAGGTACTTATGGATGATACTTGTATGATTGGAAATACCTCTTTTTGTATTAAGTGTTTTGATAAACTTGAAGCTAATAATTCGGACGATGAATAAAATAATATATACTGTATATATAATGCCTCCAAAATCCAAGTATCCCAGCGGCTTAAAATGTACACGAACGATGAAACCCGCAAAACGTTTAGTAATTATGAAACGTAAGGCAGGGAGTGGTGGTAAACGAGCTGGTGCGGGTAGACCTAAAGGGACGAAGAATAAGAAAAAATAATATATACTTATATTATGTATGCTATTCTTATGACTGTATCCATCTCATCCGTTATACAAAGCTCCTTTATTTGTTATTTATGGTATAAAATAATGCAGGATAATCCATTAGGTATGCTTACTCACCAGATGCCTATAGCAACCATACCAAGTGCTCCCATTATGTATAAATCCGATTAAATAAAATATATGTATATTTTATATAATGTTTATCTTTAGTTTTTTCTTTCTGCTTATCTTTCCAGTTTATATGGTCACTATATTCCAAAATTATATTAATACTAAATCTCTCTTCGACCTAAATTATACTCCTGCATTATTAGCTGAACCAGAAGTTATTTCTTTTTCTTTGGATCAGGAGGAGGAGGCAGAACAGGCATGGCCTGACGTTTCTGAATCTTAAACATAAGACTATTTTCTGCTCCAATTCTTGCTGGGCTTGAATCAGGATTTCTTATGTCCACTAAAATATCTGTCAATACATAATCAATCTCCGCTATATAATCAATAGTACTCTGGAATGAATAAAAATAATCTCCTGATGAATAATTTTTTAGTAAATAACCAATACAAGGCAACCTACCATGAGAGCCAAAACCCCCATAATATACTGGTGCTCTTATAATATTACTATACACCACTAAATATGAACCATCAAGCTTTCTTGGTAAATTTAAAGCAACTAACTCGTCACTTGTGGCGTTTGTATTAACCGTTATTTTATCTATAGTACCCCCTAAATTTTCTGCTGGAGCATACACAAAAGTTAGAGTTGGGTCTTTCGTAGTGTCTTCATTAGGTGTTACAATTGCTCTACCCACACGAGATAATCCAATTGTTATTGCCGCAGAAATATATGCGTCTGTTGTAAAAGGGGACACAAAGTTTTCATACTTTTTTAACACATTCGTTCCTTCTCCAAATCCTAAATACTTATTAGCATTCCCCCTATTAAATTGATTTTGTGGTCTACCATATTTTGGAAGTAATTGCTCAAACTCAAAACCAATCTTACTAAATAATGTATTAGTAAAGTAGAGAGATTTAAATGTAGATAAGGGGAATACCACTTGAGAAGTTGAGGTGCTGCTATTACATAAAATACCAACTCCCACAATACCTATACCTGCCTGTGCGGATAATGAAGGCTGGGTTATTACCCTTGCGACTAATCTCTCAAAATTATTTACAAAACTCCTTGCTGGTACATTATATGGGCTATATATTCTCGAACATAAATGAGCCTGTTGCTCCTGCCATGATATAATATTTTGTTCTGGACTACTTTCTTGTATAAGGTTAGGGGCAGCCCAAGAGCCATTACCCTTTTTTATTGGTGTGTGAAACTTTCTTAACGAAAATCTACTTAACGTAGTGTCAAAAAATATACTCGCATCATTACTTCCAACACTAATATAAGGCATATAATACTCGGGGCTTACAGCAGCAAAAATATATTTTATTGTTCTAAACCAATTATCAGGAGGAACGGGTACTGTGGGAACTGCATAGGGGAGAGGTGTTGGATATTGACCTGGGCCATTTGTTGGAAGTTGGCTAAAATCAGGTATTGCCTTCTCTCCCTCTGTTGCGACTACCTTTTGTGTGCTTACTATTTGTGAATATTGACACGTTAATTCTGCTGGGGACATTCCGAAAAACTCTGTTCTCATAGGCCAAGGGTATAATAGTCTGTCCCTTTCTCCATCTGTTACTGCTCCATACCATGGTCTATCCTCATAAATAAAAGCTACAAAAATCTCATCAACAGAACGTGGGCCATAATACGGAAGACCAGCAGCCGCTGGGTCTGTTGCTGCGGGATTTACAAACTGTGGGACAATTGCTAATCTCCCACCACCGCTCACAATTGGAATACTATCCCACAAAGTTTTAAACTTCTCGAATGTATTATAAGCTCCATTTCTAAAAGATGCAGGAGGCTTCCAGACGAAATATTGACTTGGCTCTTCTCTCAAAATACCATACCAAGCATTATAAGCCGTAAATTTATTGCTTAAATAATGTTTCATATATACTTCATTACCATTACTGGTTTTTGATCCAATCATGGCGTTTGGGGTCTTGATTGTGTTGGCCACAACTCTATCCCCTTGTGGTGATTCTCCTTCTGCTCCAAAGATAGGAAGTATCTCATATTGACTTCCGCATCTATCTTTATAATTTAATGTAGGATCATTACCCATCCATCTTTCATCAGAAATATTATGCGGACACGCCATAAACGACTGCTGGTCATTAGGGGGAGAATTAAGAGTTCGTCCTTCTAAACCTGCTGGTGGCCCTGGAAACGTCATCTGGTCATCTAATCTACCAAAATTCATTTTCATAATGTGTGCATTTAAGAAGTCATCATTATTTATATCTGTGTTTGTTGTGGGATATATAACATCAAAATAATTGTCAAATATTGCTGCTAATCTTAACATCGCTATATCACCCCATAATAAATTAGAAACAAATAAATCCTCATTCTCTGGACAGGCCAAGTTAATTGAATTTATAGGAGCTATTTTATCTTCATTCAGCCGATTATCATAATAAGGGTATGGATGTGGATTTAGTTTTTGACGTAACTTATTAAGCAATACAATATTATTTCCTATTGTTCCAACTTGATATGGATGGGCTGGAGCAGCACCACGAGCCGAGGTGAAACTTTCCCATTCGCTTATTGGTAAAAAATCTGGGCCAGTTCCTGAATTAATAGATGTCCATATGGTATACTGTGTCGCAGGAGGATTATTAGTTGGTAAATCCACTTTGGGATATTCCTGTGCGTATAAATTTAATGCAGACATGGTCTTTACATATTTTGGTTTTGCTGTCATCAGATAAGAATAGTATGTTTGTTGTCCTTGAAATCTTGAATAATGTTCTCCCCTGTTGCCGTTTGGATTAGTCAAGATGAAGGATGTTTCTTGAGAGAAACTGGTAAAATGGGCACACCATTTATCCGCAGCCAACTCCTCTATGGATGGGTTTATATTTTTCTCTGAACTTACTGTTCTTCCGTATAACATTTTTCCTGTACTTGTTGGAAAGGTTCTATAGGTTTCATCCGTTACAGTTGGAAATGGTGTTATAGTGGCCGCTTCGCTACTTGCGGTTTGAAACCCTACAGAAGACACTTCCTCTGTTGACCACGCATCAGCGTCGCCCTGTCTTGCGTGTAACAAGGTCGTCATGGTTTCAGCTATAGCTGCGGGTGTTGAAAACCCTGGCTCTATTTCCATTTTTACCTTTGAAGTAAAATAATCCCATGATGTGGTCAAATCATATGCGGGAGTAGAAAAAGCCTGTTGCGTATAATCTGCATAACCTCCCTGTCCACCGTTTCCAGCGGGAGCACAATTTTGATACGGGCCAGAATATTCTTTAATTCCAATATAATTCCTTATACCAGACGGGCTATACACATCAGCACAGGGTTTACTATTACTTGGATTATAATAGTTTGTCATCGTAGGGGTATAAAGTGGAGGAATAGGTGGAGCATTATTATTTGCTGGAGTTACATCATACTTCTCTCCTTTTGGAAGATCTAATTTTACAGATGCCCCTTCTATATATTGGTATGGATAATTTTTCTCAAAATTAGACCATGAACCACTACCAAATAAAAAATTATTAAAAGGAGTTTCGCCCTCTATTGCTCCTGTATAAAATAATGGCCCACCATAACCATTTGATTTATAAGCATAATTGGTCGCAAATCTATCTTTCGGCATATTAAAATTAAACTGTTGTCTGTTTGTAATATAATAACCTATATCTAACTCCACACCATTATCAGAGAGAACTTCACCAATAAAAATTGGATCTATTCCTGGAGCGTCCTCCACTACAAGCCCTGATGTCCCCGTTAATTCAATCACGTCACTACCCGACCCTAATTCCTGTACAACAGCACTTTCTAACCTAATTGTATCTCCTGCTTCAACTAAAATTCCATTTTCAATTGTAGTTGTCCAAGTATTATTAGGGATTTCTTCTGCTAAAGTATCTAATGTTTCCCTTTGAGATAATCTGCTCTGCTGGAGTTCTCTCACAGAGTTTATTCTGTTAGATTCAATTATTATATTTCTCATAGCCATCTTATATTATATAACATACATATTATTATATAACTATTCATCCTCATCTGAACTTGTTGCCTCGTCCATCTCTCGTGCGTTGTCTTCGTTTGTCTTTGCGGTATAAATTAATTCAGAGAAATTTCTATATACTAATGCAGGGGTACTTTCCAAATCCATATACATAAAGTCGTATCTTTTTCTCGCACATTTCTTATATAAATTTAACCAGTTCTTTTGTCCTCCATATGCCGCTCCCAATTCTTCAGACAACTTCTCCATCTCCTTTGCGTTATTATTTGGCGAACCACAAATAACGTGCGTAGCATTTGCCCTTACTACTGACGGTAAGGCACGGAATATTTGACTGGAAAAAAGCAACATACCAACTCCATAATGCCTATATCTTGTAGCTAAATGATTAACCATGCTATTACGGGGGACTGAACCCACACAATCATCTAATATAATTGCTATTTTAGGCTGGTCTTCTTTTGCGAAACTTTCTTGATAAGCTATAATATTATTTATTATACTGTCATCATATTCAGGGAATACAGTTGCCTTATATTGATCACGGAGAAATCTTGAAGTTGTATCATTCATAATAGTATTTGAAATAATATATACTATATCAAACACGCCCTTATAAAAATTTGGCGATAAAAGTAAATTACTTATAAGCGTGGATTTGCCTGTTTTAACGGGAGAGATAAGCAAGACCATAGCCCCTGTAGCTACATCGGGGAGTATAGGATTAACTGGCCTGTTTAATTTATTAACATCTTTGGGTGGAACAATCGGCAATACTTCTAATGAGGAATTCATATATATAATAGTATATTATTTTATATATCAATATTTACCATGAGAAGGCATCAGTATATACATTTTTTATGGGAGTTGAAATAAGTGTGGGTGCTACTGTTTTTGGTGCTGGGGAGAGAATAGTCTGCATCTTTTTTTTAGTGAGTTCTTTTTTTGCTTCTTCTTTTGCTTCTTCTTCGTTTTTCTTTTGGTTATATTTGTATTCATATTCTTTAAATTTACTCATATTATTTAAAAATGTTTCGAAGCCGTCTTCTTGTTGAGGAGGGGGAGAAGGTTCGTGCTGTGGTGGAGGCGTTCTTTTAGCCAATTCAGTTCTAACTTCTTTTTCTAACTCTTTCTTTTCGGCTGTCTTGGCTCGTTTTTTTGCTGCTGATATAACCCGTGCCTTTGCTAAATGGTCTTTCTGTTTTTGAGAGATTTGTCTTTTTTTCTTCTTTGGTGGTTCTCTCTCTTGCCATGGTTCTTCATTTTTTAATTGTCCGACTTCTTCTACAGGCACAACCACAACTGACTCTTCAGGCTTTGTAATAAAAATATTTGGTTCTTCTTCCTTTTGTTCTTCCTTTTCTTCTTCAATTACTTCTGGCTCGGGATCAGGTTCTTCAAGTTTTGGGAACGATTCCATTAATATACGTATAGAAAAAAAAATAGAAATATAGGTTCTATTTCTCCTAAATAAATCTAAATTAAGGGGGCGGCATAATTGGAGGAGCTAATCTTTTGGTCTTGCTGATTAGCCATTAAGCCACCAAGAGTTTCCATGCTTTTAGTCATTACCTTCTGTTGTTTGCTTTCTTCTGATTCCCCTACTAATAACACAACCTCTGTACTATTTTTAAGATTTGTGACCACCGTACCGTCCAAATTCCTTAACCTACACTCTATGGAGTAAAAGGGCTTTAAAAACGGGAGATTTAAATCAATAGGCCTTGGATAATTTGCTTGGAAATGTAATGTTCCCGTATTTGTATTAGTCGCAAATTCTTCTGTTGGAATAACACCAATCGCACGACCCCTATCTCCACTCTGTCCTGAATAACTTTTAATATTAAAATCAGGGAGCTCCACTTGAATTGTCCCCTGATTGGCGAGGATGTCTGGAGCTTTATTTGGGTTGCTACTAACAGAGCCATTAATCGCTGGGGCAATATTATATGCTGGGAAATATGATAAGGTTCGACCAATATTAGCTACATCATTTGGTTCTTTATCAAACAGGCTCACCTGTCTTACTGTTCCTACTTCTGGTGGGGTAAAATAATCCTCACTATTAAGAGCAGACGATTTCACTAATAATGGTAAGGACTGTGCCCCTGCTGCGGGAAGAGGTAGAGCATCCGCTAAAATATTTCCTGGAACTGCATTAACTCGGCCTTGACCTGGAAAGAAGTTTTCTGCTTCATCTGTGTCATATACCCCACCAATTATAAGTTCTGATAAACCACCATTTAATGCAGTATATGGAATAAGAGTTTCAAACTGTGGAGATTCTGCTCCAGGATAAAATGGGAGAGAAGTAGCGGTGCTTACAAATGGCGTTAGTGGATAATGTGCCTCTTGTGGTCTGTATTTAAGTTGTCCTCCTAAAATACCAGAAGCAGCCACCAAAACGGGAATGGAAAATGCTTCGTCATCTCTCCCATTACTATTATGATATAAATTAACCGTTAATTCAGTTATAGCACTCACTACAATCTCGGCTTTTACTGTAGATTTACCATAAATATATCCTCCTGCTCCTGCTTGTGCGAATAATACACTTATATCAGCTACATTAAGCACTTCATAAAAAGTTCTCCAGCCTTCCTCTGGAAATCTTTTACCCTCTACCTCTTCCATTTGTGAAATACTTAAACTTAAAGTATTCTCTGGAGTAGATTTTAAATTGACTTGGACATCTGCCTCTCCTTCACGATAAGAATACCTTTTATTAATATCTTGACTGGCTGGAACTCCATTACTGGCCGAGCCAAATGCGACTAAATCATTTCTAACATAAGCCACCTGTGTTGCTGGATAAGTAGCTTCGAAAATTATAGTCATGTCAGTCACAGCACCCCCTCCTCCGCCTGGAGTAATTGGAGTTGCCGCTGAAATTTGAACTATAGCCATACCCGTTCTCTCTGCTGGGCCACCTCCTAAAATATAAGACTGATCTCCTGCTACATACCCTGTCCCTGATGCCTGTCGTGTTAAACCGCCTGTTATTTGTCCTTCTGCTGAAACAGTAGACCAATTCATAAGAAGTCCTGTACCTGTTCCTTTTCCTGCTACATTTCCTGTCGGTTGGGCATTTCCATTTGCGGAATAACCTGCTCCCCGTGAACCAGTTAGGGATGATACTGCTGTAACCAGAAAGGAGGCAGCTGATGGAAGAGCACCTGAATCTGGAATAAGGTCATAAGTAGCAAACGCCTCATAATCAACTCCAGTATCTAATAAAATATAGCTTAAAACTCCGCCTGTTCCATTAACCGCCGTTATTTGGTATGTTGCTCCACTACCTGTCTTTGTAGGGTCTTGCTGAAGAAGTGTGCCTGTTTCATTTAAATTATAACCAATTCCCGTAGCCACTACGGGGTCTGCGTCAACGATATACCCCGTTCCTGGTCTAAAAAACTGTGCCGTAACGTCGCCTCCTCCAGGAGGGGTTACAACATCTTTGTTTTCAATAGTCATTAATGTATTCTCTGGAACTGGATTTCCAGGCCCTATGAAGGTCTGTCCCGTTGTTTCGGTGGTTTGCTTTAAAATTGCTATGTCATTATATAAAACCTCTGATGCAGGAATTTCCATTAAAAATGTAGCGTAGTCAAAATTTGCTTCAACTGCATCATTTCCTCCTGATCCAATTCCAAGAGTTCCGTCGCTTTGAACTACCGCATTTTTATTTCCAAACCCGAGAGATGTCTGTGTAATAACAAGTTCAGCATTACTAACCCTGAAACCAGCAGGAGAAGTCACCGCTCCAGTAACTAATATTGTGTCGCCTACGCTATACGTTTCTCCACGTTCAATAACTCTAAAAGTGAGAATTCCTCCAGATGCAGAAGTGGTTAATACTTCTACCGTTGCCCCTAATCCAGGACTTGTTCCTCCTTCAGCGTCTTCTGGGTCTAATACATCCAACACATCAAGGGCAGTATAGTATTTACCTATAGCAAACTCGGAGGTTTGTAATTCCTGAACGGCAATTGTAGCGTCTGTCCCATTAAGATTTATATTTTTAGCGATGACGTTAGTTTGACCTAAATACCCTGAACCCGCTCGTAATAGTATAAAATTAAGAATTTCCCCTGTTGCTGTTACACTTTGAACTTGAATTGTGGCCAAGGTTGTTTCATCAAGGGTTGGTTCTGGAGTTGTTTGTAAAATACATATATCGTCTACTTGAAAATTAATACCGCCGACAGCAACAGGGCTTACTTCCAGTAGACCATTTAATCCAGCTCTTAATTGACTTGTTTCTATAGACCCTGGCTTATCATTCGGTACAGTCATTCCATATGTCCATCCGTTTAAATCTCCTACTAATGGTGTCATGGTGGCTACTTCCACCAATCCAATAACATTATTATAATTGGTAATTTCTACAGTATTAACATTCACTCCAGGAGAGATTTCTCTCTCAAAATTATAGTCACTTACTTTTGCTACAGGTCGCATAATACCTGACACACTCCCGCCATTAGCAAAGATGGATTTATCTCCTAACTGGCCTAAAGAGGGTCTATCAAAAGCAAGATCTGTGGTAATTGCTGGATTCCATGGGAATCCGACTTGAAACTGTGCTAAAATGATAAAATCTGTATTGAGTTGACGTAATAACTTCCCTGTATTAATATTCCCAACATTTATAAACTGCATCCTTGACCCTGCTGTATTAAATCCTAATGGAAAAAAGGTTTCCACTTGAGTTACAGAGCCAACAAGAGGAACTAATCCCTCACTATCTTCGACCCTACTAAATATTATACCTTGTATTGGCTCGGTTAGGTTAGGGGTTGGAAGAACCTTCTGATCCCATCCAATCGTAAAATCGGTGGATTCTTCTCCTGCTCCAGGCTCTTCCGTATAAACACATGTCCATTCTCCTTTAAACATTCCAAGAGTAGTACTTCTATTAAGTTGAATAGCAATTTCAACAGCAAGTTCATCCCCTGTATATGTTGCGGGTCGCATGACTGCTGTGTGTTGGAAAAAAGGAGTTACTCCCCCGAGAGATTGTGCTCCAACACCAAGCCTCCATATTAGAGTATCGTTCACACCTTCTAAAATGAGTAGTTGTCCAGCCTCTCTTTTTATAGAGCATGATACAAGTTGTAAGGTGTTGCCTGTACCTAATTCAATTGGGCTCTCAAAATAATTGGTAAAGGTGGCCGCACTTTCGCTATTACTAACATAATTGTTAGATTCTTCAGACTTTAATGTTATAAACGACATCACTATATATACTCTAAATATTATAATATATCTTAATTATATAAATGAACAAAATAACTGGCTATGAACTAACTGATAAAGAAACCCCTGGAGAGATTGCGGAAAAGTTTGATAAAAAAGTAATGAAACATTTTGTAAAATCCTTAAACCCCGATGTGAAGCCCGAAAAGATATTCCAAAATTATAAGAAACTTCCTAAACCAAAAAGAAAGAAATAGAAAAGCATTATATTAATCTATTTATATTTGGTAAACCCCCATAATAATAGAAACCCCCACCTAAACCCCCACCACACCATAAGACAGATAAACAACCTATACCTCTATTATACTATACCTATTCCCTTATATTTTCTTTAAAAAAAATATAATATATAACACCATATAATAGAGGTGGGGGTTATGGGGGTTATGGGGGTTTTTTGGACAACTCAAAGTATTTTCCGATATATTTATTGTATATTATATTTGGAGGTATTTTCTACCCCCATCCCCCATACACCCACCAAACCCCCATCGCAAGACCTAATCCTCCATATCCACCTCGTCCTCGTCGCTATGCAGGTCATCTTCGGTAATAATATTATGTGTAATTAATGTTTCTTGTAATCTCTCCTTGTTAATTAAATAATATTTACAAGATTTACCACAAAAAGTAGGCGTAATACATTCTGCCCATTTTGGATTTTTAATTTTTCTTCCAAACATGGTATTTGTTTCAGGTGTAAAATTTAAATTATTCATATAGGATGTATACGATTTATAGAGTTCTAACGGTTTCCACCTATAGGTAGGGTCATCTATCTCATCAGTATTTAATAATGTAGCAACCCATCTCTCCCTATATGGTATATTAATACTCTTCATGGCTGTATAATAATCCGTCATAATCCTATCGTCTTGAGGTTGCCATGTTGAAATATCCACATTTAATAAATAATTCGCAAACCCTAACACTTTTGCTTGATTCTCGAAGGCTGCTCCAAGCCGTTCGAAATATTCCCTATCATGAACCTTTGTTATTTCTATTACCTGAAATCGCCTATCTCCTGGGTCAATTCTCACCCCATTATCTTTATTGGTTAGGAAAAACATTCTAATAAAACTATTCATTTGAACCGCCTTTTCATTCTTCTCTTCCCAGTCTAACGTTGGCTCTGTGATAAGAGCCTTAATCTTTCCGTCTAACCCAAACGTATCCTTTGATGATGCTTCATTATAAACTCCAAGAAATTTATTATTCGTATCACGCCATTTTCCAACAAATCTCTCTGCGTTTTCTGTACTTAATGTGTATTTAGTTCCTATTATATGTTTTCCAATCCCATCTATAAAAAGATTTTTACCCGCACCAGGTGGACTATTCCATAATATAGCTGTTTTAGGTAATTCTCCTGGTTTTTGTAGCATATGAGCCAGATAATTTAATTGATACTTATAAACCAGTTCAGTTTGGTCATCTCCACTTAAAACCCGTAGATGATCTAAAAATACCTCAATATTATTATCAGGGGCAACCGTTATTTTTTCATACTGCATTCCAGTATATAAATTGTATGTATCCTTTGGACATACTAACGGGCGGGGTATAAAATCTAATTTTTCGTAAGTTCTTCTCTCTGGACAGGAAAGCCAACACTTCATAAATGGTTTAGCTTTAAGTTTTTCACCTTCTTCATCAATTTCTTCAACCCATATATTTTCATACTTATTACTAAATCCCGTTCTACAACACCGATCTAATTTAATCTCTCCTGTGTCTGTTTTTAATTCTGTTACATATTGTAATGGATGTTTAACCACAAATTTATTCTGTTCAAAATCAAACCGAAGATTTTTAAAAGATAATGGGTTATGGTTAGTTTGGGTTTTCTGCCATGACTTAAATTTATCCAAATCACTTAATTTAGCATAATAACAAAGAGTAGCATATGTAATGCCTTTAGAAGGGTTATATTGGTTTAACATTTTTTCTACAGCAGAATTAGTTTCTTGTTCCGTATAATCTTCTGATGCAGAATATTTTAAACATAATAATCTTCCCTCAATCTCTCCCCAACAATATAGAATCCCCCAACATATTTTTAGCCAATCACTATAAGAACCTTTTTCGAAGTAAGACTTATTAATCAAGTCAATAATAGTAGGGTCATAAGTGCGTTCTTTATTTTCAAGTTCCGTTGCGGGGGTATGGGTTACAGCACTTTTATAATCATCAAAAACAATAAATTTATCAGGCTCATAGGCGTACATATTCCCATCAAGTCGTTCAAAAATTATATCGTAGATTAGATCTAACCCATCCTTATAACCAATCTTATTTTGCCCTTTAGTGTCCTCTGTATGTTTTAATAAATACATATGGGTCATTCCTTTTGATATGGATTCACTAAAATTATAAGTTTCATAATTATCAATTAAATACTGTTCGGCATCGGCGTTGTCTGCATCTAATACACAAAATTTACTCTTGCGTAAATTAACCACAAGAGTTGTAGCTCCAGTTGTTAAATAATGTTCGTTCAACGCCATCATGGTTTCGTATGAGTGCTTTATCCACCCTTTAGGTGGTGACCCAATCATTTTTTTAGTTGTAACTCCGTCCTTTTCTATTATTTCATGGCGAACTAAACAATAAGGGACTTTATGAAAATCAAAGAATTCTCTCATGGTAGGTTTTTCAGATAGTACAGTAATAATATTAATCGTTTCACTCATTAATCAATATAAGAACCAAGTATTTAAGTCATTTTATTCGTCATTTGCTAATATATAAAAGTATTGAAATTTTATATATTATATTAATATAATGGTAGAACTAACGGCTATATCCCTTTTAGTAACTACATGCGGGGCTGCTGTGGTCGCAATAATAACAGCAATTCAGAATTCACGATGTACTAAAATAAATGCTTGTTGTATAACCTGCGATAGGTCTATGCCTCATGAACAGGAACAGGGCAGGGCGGAGCGGTCGGAGTCTGCATCATCCGAGAGCATATCTCTCTCTCCACAAACTCATTCTGTTCCACCTCAAGCTGACGCAACTTAAGGCTATAATCAACCCTTTTAAGAACTGTAATCCAATTACCATTTAGGTCTTCTACATTAGTTGTTATAAATATTGCTACTGGTTGTGTTAATTTAATTATAGTATATTTTTTATTATTTAACATTCTCTCTGGATGGAATAAAATATTTGTTATGGATGATTTATTAAGGTCGGTGTACTTTTCCCATATCTCCGAATATGATGAAAAATATTGGTAGTCTGTACCACTAACGCTCATTAAATACTTATAGTTTTTTTTATTCGTTCCTCCTTTGATTCTGCCCATATTTATTATAATATAATTACGATTTATTTAAATCATTTTTTTAAGCCATATATTTATGCAGATACAGTCACTACCCCATTTTTAATTTGAAGCATTCTCTCAACCATAGAATAATAGCTTACCGTTCTGCCTGTGGAATCTTGTGCGGTGTCCGTAGTAGTAGAAGTGATTTGAACGGGTTTCTGCTGGACATTTATACCATACTGTCCAGGACTGCTAAAGTCAATTCCCATATAATTAGAGCCACCCTCTAAAGTTTCCATATTTAAAGCATTAGCCGCAGCACCAATCGTGCCGTTAAAATAGTTGTTAGTAATAAGTCGAAGAGGGTCTTCTTTATCAACTAAAGTGTCTAAAGAATATTCACCAGAGCCAACAGAGATGGGAGCATTCATGGCCGCAGAGAATTCATTTGCCTTACGGCTTTCATTTACTAAAGGACGCTGATATGCCTCTTTGTCATTAACCCTCACCTGATACTGTAAAGGGAACTGGTAAGCCTTGCTCTCATAGTGTCCCAAAAGCCGTGAAGTCCAATCAGTATAATTAGGTCGCATATGGCCAAGAATAGCCCTGCATTTCATCCCAGAAATACCTATATCCCTAATAGATGTTGTTGTTGTAGGAGTTGCGGGAGGTATAGTTGGAGCATTAAAATTAGTGTTTGTAGTTACTACATCCTCATAAGGAATATTCATCCCCTGATCTGACATAATCATAGCCGCCATTTGGTTCATTCGGTCATCAGAATAAGTAAGATAGTCACATAAAAGGCGGACACTTGCCTTATCCACCACAGCGGTCTTTAGACCGACAGCAGCAGCAGAATCCAAAAATACAGCAACCTTGCCCTGTTCTCCTACAGTTCCTTTTTGAGTGTTAAAATGTAATTCTACAGAACAAGGTTCAGAGATATTTCCAAGAGGAAGCTGAATATTTCTCATCATGGGAAATAGTTGAGATAATTTAATGGTGAATAAGGGTGACTGTCCACTAACGGTAGAGAGAACAGTTTGTTCTAAAGGTACAGATAAACCAGGCCCAGCAGTAAGTACATCTCTCAACTGATACTGCCCAGTCTGTCCCACATTAGGGCAGATGACATCAAGTGTACCTGCTGTAACCATGTCCTTCTGTGATTTCTCTTCAGGGGTTTTTACACTCCTATGCATAGTAGCATAAGCACCATAACTGTCTGTGATGGCTACAACTTTTGTGCCGATACGTAATACTGCTCGTTTAATTAAAGCATGAATACCAGTATGAAGAGGTAAAACTCCGATGTCAGCCGTTCCCGCAAGGACGCTTAATTGGATGGTAGAGCCTGAATCCAGAATGCCTTTTTGCTCAAGAACAAAACGACAGAAAGTGTCATTAATAACAAGAGGCTCTAAAATAGAAGTATCAATATTCATCGTATCTATGGATGGAAGGGGACGTGTCTGTAAAGCTTCTGGTATACTCATTATATTATATGTATATATTATTATTTATCGTTAAACTACAAAATAATAATATATTCCTAAAGATTAATAAAATTAGGATGTCACGGCAATTCCTGCGGGGGAATAAGTTAGGGTGTTTCTCGCACGGACATAGGTGAAAATAGAATTGGGAGAATTGCTGTCATTTAGTTCAGACACAAGACGGACACCATAAGTGCTTCTACGGAAATCTACTCCAACTTTCGATAAAGGGTCAAAGGAAATACCTACACCAAAGACTTCATTATTAGGTTCAGGTAAAGTGTTCTTATTGCGAGGAGTTTTTTCGTATTCAAATCCAGTAGTGCCTATAATTCCCTGATTGGTGTAGGTTGACATGAGAGAATGATTAAAAAATTTATAAGGCTTAATAGAATTAATAAAATTAACAGTATTCATAGTTTGAGGGCGATTAACCTCTCCTGCCTCCTGAACTTCTATATCATACTCAAGAGGAAACTTCAAACCACCCCTAATAAAGGTTACACGCTGTAAATTAGCATTAGCAGGAACAGCAGGACTGCCGCCTGAATTCTGTAGCTGACCCGTAGAGAAACTGTCAAAAGCATAGTTATTAATCTGATTAGTAGGGATAAAATTATGGAAGACAGATAAGGTGTTAGATGTACCAAGATTGAGAACTTTAGTCTGGTCGCTGGAGTTAAGAACTGAATATAATTGAGAGATTGAGTTATAAGATAATGATCCAGTACTGGGCATACTCATCTGATTTTGTCCCGCCTCATCGGGAACATATAAATTATAGCTTAAGGTTAAATCAGCCAGTTCATAAAATGCTCCTGCATTAGGGGGATTAAATAAAATAGGGGTTTTAACATCGGTGGTAGAGTAATGACTATAACCAGAAATCACGGAACTATCAGCGGCTAATTCTAACTGAAGCTGAAGGCCATTCACACCAGCAGCACCAAGAGGAATGAAGTTCTGTCCAGAGAGAAGACCAGAACGTAAAGGAATAGAAAAACTAACTTCGTTATTGAGTGCGTGAGCCCCATTAAAAGACCTACTGGCTGATGCAGGGTTTTGAACTTGATTAGTCATGTCAAAATCGGACTGTGAGTGAGTTACAGGCACAACAGATGCTAAATACCGTCCATAGGAGCGGACGGTTTCGAGTGTCTGATTAGTACCTCCAGCACTAATAGTCATTTGATGAATGGCTGAGGCGATGCCTACACGGTTATTAATATTAATGCCTGTTCGTGAATTGGCTACAGGAACGGCGGAATCATTAGTAAGAGGGGCACGAAGGTTTGCGTCTACGGGGGCAAGAAGCTTAAAGCGTCCATTAAGACGGAGAGAACTTGGATCTAATAGTTTATTCTGATTAGCGATCTGAAATTGGACAATAGGAAAACCGCCTCTGAAAGAGTAAGCACCAGAAGGAGGATTTATAGGACTGATCTCAGCGTTTTCTTTTTGGTTTATATTCATCGTTATATAATAGTAATATATTATTTTATTTTATAAATGTATTAAAATGCTGTGACCCGTCCATTAGAAATAGTCATTCGGCGTAAATGACAAATAAAATGATCATATATTTTTTCAATAGTTGCTTCAGATGAATATTCTACACGGAGAGATAAATCTTCATCATAAAGTTCTGCGACCTGTCCATATTTGCTAAAGGCACGGCCAATTAAGAAATGCTGGGGCATTCTCTGGAGGTTGCGAGTAGGAAAACCACAATTAAGAAGAGCCTTCTCAAGTTCTATAAGATGCAGAGCGTCTACATGAGGAGGAGTGTTATTATATCTCTCTAAAGGAACAGGGCGGTCAGGGATAAGCTTGTTTCCATGAACATACTGATAATTTTGACAGAAATCAATAACACCTCCTAAACTATCAGCGGCCAAATCAATTTGAGAAGCATTAGACAAGGGAACAGAAAGGCAAGAATAAGCCCTCCGAGCCGTAGCTGGGATAAGCTGATTAGTAAGACCGATTTTAGCAGTTAAATTAACACGATAGGTAGAATAAGTTTTGTAATCCATAGCAAGTCCTTTGCCTGACATCATCTGTTTCATCATAGCAGCACTATATTCAGCGGGAGGAGAAACAGAGCCCACCAAGTATTCTAAATTAGAGATGGTATAACTAACAGTAGTTGCGGCGGCATCATTTAAAGGCGTAGGAATATTAGCAGAGGCAGCACGTCCATTCAAACGTTCAGAGTTCTTAACAAATACTAAAGAACCCACCGCATGGTCGGCAGCGTAGCCATCGGCAGGTTGGGGGTTATTAGGGTCAGCGGGAAGAGGCACATCACGGCAGACTTCCATAGTGAAATCCTGACCAGGAGCACCAAGATTGCTACTTTTATATTCGCCGATAATTCCTAAACGTTCTTCGTTAGTTCCATCGGGATTACATACATAAACACAATCTCCCACAGAAAAGGGATTAGTGTTTAAAGTAGGAGAATCAACATTTACCTCAATTGTATCTCTCGTTGAACCATTTTCAATTACAATAGGTGTAAGAGAAGCACCAGTAAGTTTAGCACCTTGACCAGCCACAAGAGCAGTTTGAAGTTTTACTCCATTAATGAACTCAACGCCTTTGTTGCCCTGCTGGTAAGTACATGATCTACTAACATTATCTAAATTAAGATGTAAGCGTAGGCCTTCAGTAGCACCGACAGGGAATACCTTTTCACCATTTAAAATACCATCTTTAAGAGGCATTTGGATTTGTAAGGTAGTTGCTTTGCTGTCGTTTGCCGCAGAAATAACTTCAGCATCCCAGTTTTCGTTTCCAGTCCAATAAGTAGACTGTCCAGCGGAAGGGTTATTGCTTAAACCTTCAAACATAGTTCTTTTATCATTAATGCTGTCGTTGCTGGTGTAATGCCATGTACTCGCACATAAAACATTATAGTCAAGGATTTCCGTTAAAGTAGTAGCACCCGTACCATCCTGAAGCCTAACATCTCGAATGAGAGAATGTGCTCCAGCCCGTGCGGAAGGCTGTGGGCGGCCTCGTCCCTGCATCGTTAAATTAAACTGCATACGGGTTTCAGCAGGGTCAATATACTCCAAAAACTGCGGAATTAAAAACCGTGCCTGTGTCTGTGTTTTGGGGTTATAGTCAACCTGTGCTTCTGGGAATACGATGACGCTCTTAACGGGAATATATGTGCTACTCTGGGGATCATTCTTAAACATTTATAATATATAACTATATAATAAATTTTTACTAAATACTAATCCAGCCGAACCAAGTGTTTTTTTCTAAAGACTTGTTTTCAACTTTTTTGATAAGCTCCTCAAGGACGAGTTTTTTATTAAAAATATAATGTAAATCCCTAAAGAATAAGTTTTTAAAGATGGACTTTTTATTTTTAGTCATCCACTTATATTATAGATATATATTATTCGTCCAATCCTAACAGCCATTCCATCTCCTGTTCTACATAACAATATAGTTGCTGAAATATCACGGGATCATGTTCTCGTGAGAGCATGGTCATTAATCCATAAATAACAGCGGAGGTTTTGGTTAATCTCTCTAACTTATAATTTTTTTTATCTAATGTGGTTTTAAAATGTTTACATAATTCGAGATGTTGGTACTCGGTAGGGTTTTCAATTCGTATATCATCAATATTTATTTCAGGATCAGGGAGAACAACTATAGTCATAAAAAAAGCATAGATAATTTTAAAAGGCGGCAGACGCAGCGGGTGTATCAATTACGCTGTCAAAGGATGGCGTAACAAAGGCGTTCCTTGCGTGAACCAGGGCAGCAGATACTTCGGGTGTCTGTTCCATAACTGGAGCAGAAGGAAGAACTGGAGGGGCATTAGGTTTATTATGATGAAATATGTCATATAATCCCGCACCAATTCCACCAACAAGAGCAGCCACAGCAAAGACTTCTGGTGCGGCAGCGATTAAACCAGCACTTTCAGCCGCTCCTGCCCCTCCCAAATCTAAAGCTCCTTCCAAGAGAGAAGTTCCACCAGTAGCGATTGCGTCACTAACTCCAGACCCCACAGCATCAGCAGCATCAGAGGCAGCGGTTGCTATGGAAGACATGGAGTTAGTAGCGGATGATGTTATGGCTGATGCAGAATCAGCAAGGTCAGCGGCATATCCTGTAGCGGTAGAAGCGACATCTGCTGCTCCAGTCCCAACAGCATCAGCAGCATCAGCGGCAGTAGAAGCGACATCTGCTGCCCCAGACATAGCAGCATCAGCGACATCAGCTGCTCCAGACGTAGCAGCATCAGCAGCATCAGCGGCAGTAGAAGCAACATCTGCTGCCCCAGACGTAGCAGCATCAGCGACATCAGCGACATCAGCGGCATCTGCGGCAGGAGCGGCATCTGCCTCTGCTCCTTTTGGAAGGGTGACATCACTACTTTCAGCCGTTGTGCTTTCATCCAAATTTCCTACATCAGGCTCTTCTCCTCCTTTCTCTGATGCTCCAGATGATTCTCTGGCTTTAGCGGTTGCGTCCATTTTTGCTTGGACAACTGATTTAGCCCCCTTATATGCGGATCGTGCTTTTTGTACTCCTTTATAGGCAGCAAAGCCTCCTAAAGATGCTTCGCTCAACTGTTTACCTTTTTCAACTTGTTCTTGAAAGGCTTGTGTGCCTTTTGCTAAAGCAACTGCTTTAATATTTGCGACTTTATCTTGAAACCCCCTGACTTGGTTTTGGTATTTTTCCATTAATCCATTACTTCTATTGGCTAAAGTATTATTAGAAACTGCTGTATTTGCCGAAAAGGAAGCCGATGCTCTTTCAAATGCTGTAGATCCTGACATTTATATAATAATACAATATTTTAAATTATTCTGATACAAAAATCTCTGGTTCTTCTACAGGCAGCGTGACAGATTTCTTTTTGCGAGGTTTTCTTTTAACTACCTTTAGAGGTGCGGGTTCGACAGGTTCATCAGAATCAACCTTTACTTCTTCCTTAACCTTTTTAACACGTGGTTTCTTCTCTTTTTTTTCAGCGGGAGGTAATGCAGACTTTAGTTTAGAATAAGCTTCTTTAGACTTGGGGTCAGTCATAGCTTGTTTATAAGTCATGTTATTCTTTTCAGCATAATCTTTTAAATGGGAACTCCAAGCAGTAGGCATAATTATATAGTATTATTAGATAATATTTATGCTAAAGCAAACGAGAGAATTTACTTGTAATAAAAAGTAATTTAAAAAGATTATATATATATATTTATAAAATGGCTAAAAGTATTTCAGAAAAAAGAAGATTAGCTTGTGATTATCAAAGGGTTCATAATAAGACCCCAGAAGGGATTAGAACAAGAGTTGTAGCAATATGGAAGTATAGGGGGGTTATAGGAAATCTGCATAAGTATTATGATGATGTATATCTCCCAGAAACTAACTGTCATATATGCGAAAAGGAATTTAAATCTCGAAGAGATAAATGTATGGATCACTCACATAAGACGGGAAAGATAAGGCAGGTATTATGTGTTAATTGTAATGTACATGATAATTGGAGGAAGGTATTAATACCAAAATTATTTTAAGCGGTATTTTTCTTGTGTAGATACAGAGTGATGCATAGCCTCACTAATAGCTGTTTTTTCAGTTAAAAAATCTCCACTAATATTCTCTGAAATAAAAATGTGACGGAGAGAATTAATGGTAATATTTTTGCCTGTAGGTTCAAACACTTTTGGTATGGTAGTAGATAAGCCGATGGATGTCATCATGGTATTATTTTGAGTATAAAGTAAATATTGAGGCTCGTCTGCATTTTTAAATGTTCCTAAAACTTTAAGATAGGCGTTAATAATGGAGTTTAATTTTTTATGGACTGGATTAGTTTTAAGGCCATAGGTTGATACATTTTTATAATTACCAAAGGAAAACATTTTTTTATTTTTAGGAGAGATTACAAGATAATTTAATTTAAGTTCCTCTTCGGACAGGGCTTTATAGTCGAATTCAGAGATTATAGGCATGGGGGCATAATTACTCCTAACGGGGGCATTTCCTGGATCAGCAATATATAATGATCCAATAAGCCAATAACGCAAGGTCTTTTTTTCTTTTGGAGATAAATTAATATACGATTTCTTAAATGTGTTATTAGTAGTAAGATATTTTTTATACCCAGAGAGAATTGATTTGAGATTTTTAATCGTAGTCCAATTGGTAAGCTGTGATATAGTTTTTTCCTGTAAGAGGGATGTTTTATTTAGTGTGTCTTTAATCTCTCCAATTTTAATATTATATTGGTTAAGAGCTAATACACGCCAGTCATCCGCAGAGGACTCTGGATATTTATTAATAAGAACGGTTAATAAGGTAGTAATGGCGGTAAGATAATTCTTTTGAGAGCCAATTTTAAAGGTGGTTGTAATAATAGAAAGGATATTTTCATAATCATATAAGTATGATAAATTAGATGCAGAAATATTCTCTCCAGTCACTAATTTTGCGATTTTATTTAAATTATATACATAGTTCCTAACAGTAGATGCGGCACGTAGTTTTCCAGTAGTAGGATGAGGATTAACCAAGAGCAATTCAGTAATTTCTTCCATTTATATAATATATCCTTTATATTATATTTAAATCATTTTTTAGAGAGATTTATAATAAAGGGGCTTGGGATAGTTTCTGCCCAGTTTTGGTGATTAGCAGACTTAAAGTGTCGTCGCAGACTGGTATGACATACAACCATTCCACACATACAGGTTTCAGGTTTTAGTCGTTTAAAATTAATGGATTGTTTATTTTTATTATAATTTTCTGAACTGCGTTTTTTAATAATTTCTTGATGCTTAATATAGTATTTTTGTAGAGTTGTGAGAGATTTTTCCATGATATATAATTATGGATGTATTTAATATAAAAATTAATAGTATAATATATCATGACACAGGGAAGTAAGGGAACGAGTGGATATGTACGAGCATATAATGAGAAAGAATACCAACAGGATTATTATAAAAGAAATAAAGTTAGACTTGCGAGGTTAAGAATAAAGAGAAGACTACAGAAGAAAAGAGATGAAGAGTTTGTTCTCCTTCAGAATAAAAAGACGAAGATATAAGAGTAAGATGTGGTAAAAAAGGGGGGTAAATAGGAGGTAGTTTAAATCTCTCAATTAAG